CCAGACATCAGGGACAAGAAGCGCGGAACGCGTCGGGAGAGGATGCACGATCTCAACCTGACTCCACAACAGAGGGCGCTCCTCGAAAACCTGGTCGCCCGAAAAAAGACAAAGGAGATCGAAGTCGCACGGTTAAGCGACGCGTCTGAATCTTTACGTGAGAGTTTATTTGAGGAGCAGCGCATTTTCTTTGATTCAACAAGAAAGAAGAAACTCGCAAGATGCAGTAGACGTGCAGGGAAGACTCATCTCAGTGCAGTGATTTTGTTATGTGCAGCAATAGAGTATCCAGGGAGTTTGGTTCCATACATCACGTTGTCAATGAAGAACGCAAGGAGGATTTTGTGGGCAACCCTTCACGAGTTAGATTTGAAGTTTGGACTTAACCTGGAGTTCCGTGCAAATGATCTCACTGCAACATTATCAAATGGATCACAGATCATCTTGGCAGGCGCAACAGATTACGAGGAGATTCAGAAACTGAGAGGTCCAAAGTATGGTGCAGTGATCCTCGATGAAGTCCAAAGCATGAAGGCATCAGTATGTAGGACATTGGTCGTAGACATTTTGGAACCAGCAACAATGGATTTGGATGGAACCATCTGTGCGTTTTTCACACCTAGTGCGTCGGCAGCAGGATATGCATATGACATTGACCATGTGGATGACGCATGGGAGAGACACCATTGGACAATGCTTCACAACATTCATCTTCCTCGTGCAGGAGAGTGGCTTGCACAGAGGAAGTCAGAGAATCATTGGACAGATGACACGCCAGTTTTCCGTCGGGAGTACTTGGGAGAGTGGATACATGATCAGGAAACACTCGTTTATGGTTTCAATCCAGAACGGAATTTATGTGAACCGAGTCCGGACAGCAACCTGGAAAGCTTTGTTCTTGGCATCGACCTTGGATTTGTGGATGCGAGTGCATTTGTCATTCTTGGATTTTCAGAAGACTCTCCAGATGTTTATGTGGTACACAGCGAGAAGACTTCAGGCCTTACAACAGAAGATATCGCAAGGAAGATTCACATCTTAGTAGACAGGTTTGATCCTGTGAGAGTAGTTGCAGACTCTGGAGGACTAGGAAAGATGATAGTCGAGGAACTGAACAAGCGCTACGAACTGAATGTCTGGCCTGCTGAGAAGTCAAAGAAATTGGATCATATTACACTCATCAACTCTGATTTTCAGACAGGACGTTTATTGATTGAAGAATCTCCTTCAACAGAGCCTCTCAGAGATGAACTGACATTGTTGGAGTGGAACCTCGCAGAAAAAGAAAAAGGACGGTTCATTGAGAGGGATGACCTAGAGAATCACTGTTCAGACGCAATGCTCTACGGCTGGAGAGAATGCATGCACTACTTGCATCGAGAATCAAATCCTGTTCCTGAATCAGGATCTCCAGCATATTTTCGGAAGTTTGAAAAGGAGTTGGAAGCAGAGTGTTTGAAAAGTGTTGAGGATCCTGAACCAGAGTGGTTTGAGGTGAATGTTGAAGAATCAGTCCATTACATTTAGAGATGGCAGAGACTAACGCACAACGAGAGTCACAAGAGACGTGGGCAACGTCACCAGACTACGAAAAAGACTTGGCACTCTTGCGGAGTATAGCCTCAGCAGGTGTGAGTGAGCGTCGCGGGATTCTCAAGAACACGGTAAAGGCACTCCTTTCCGGCACCTATGGTCTTCCTAGTGACATTGTCGAGCTATTCTCTGGTGCATTCGTGCCAGGCAAAGCAGAGAAGGCATTGAGGACAAGACCTCCGGGTGTGCCTCCAGATAAACCTGTGGAGGTGCAGGAGGGTGTGGCACCACGTCCTGAACAGATTGGTGTGCCAAAAGTCAAGTACACCAGTGAAGACTTGGCACGAAGGATGGGATTGGATCCAGATGCTCCAGAGACCCTCATCGCGCAGTTACTTGCTCCTGATCCTTTCGTAGGACTCAAGGCCAAAAAGTTAGCAGCACTTGCAGAGGGATTCGGATTCCTGGGTGCGCTAGGATCGATAGCCCAGCTTGGAAAACGTGCAGACAAGCTGAAGTCCGCAGGGAAATCCTCAGAGGAAATTGCTGCGGCACTGAATGTGACAGAGGCACCCACAAAATCCGGATGGAAGAGACTCCCTGAGAAACTTCCGGTGCAGGCGTTTGGAGGAGAACGTGTGATGCTGAAGCGCACCCTCCAGCAGCAGATCATGGCATCAGATGCAATGAAGGATCTGCGGAATTACATGACCGAGGAGGAGTTGTTGATGCTCACTCCTGACACCATCAAGGCAATTGAGACGATTGCACAGACAGGAAAAACACGGACAGGAAGACCAATCACAATCCTTGGAGGACAACAGATTCCACGGTTGGAGAAGGAGGATCTCAGCGCACTTGCATTTGCAGGGCGTTTCAAACAAGGGTGGTATCGACATGGTGCCGAGCAACTCCAGAATGTCTTTGGAGAAGACACTGAGCGGTTCATTGCATTGCTTGCTGCAACGTCTCCACAAACCTCTGTGGAGATGAACCTGGAAAACGCCCTCCGGGTTTGGAGGACATGGACCGACGCAGGAAGACCAACAGATTCCAAGGAAATCCGCAGGATCATGGGTAAAAGTGTTGTAGGCACCGGCACCGAGAAATCTGTGATGAATGCATGGGTGAACAACTCGGTCACTGCACTCACTGCAAAGGATCCGACTGTGATTGAACTCTCAGGTCCAAAGGCAGATTCATTCATGCGGAATCTCCTGTCTAATCTTGATGAGGTCACTCTTGACACCTGGCAGGGACGTGCGTATAACCTCTTGCAGGAGGTCTTTGGAGGAAAGACATTCAAATCCACAGAGGGTCGTGGAGTCAAAAGTCCAGGATACATCCTGAGTGCTGCGGCAACCAGGCGTGCAGCAGATTATCTCTCAAAAAGGACTGGGACCACCTGGAAACCTGCCGAGGTGCAGGAAACAGTCTGGAGTTTTGTGAAGGCACTCTATGAAAAGCGCAAATCTCCTGGAGGACGTGCAAAATCGATGGATGAACTCTATCTGGAACTATCTCCGAATGAGATTGCAAATGTTCCAGATTTTGCTAGTCTGATACGAACAGATAAATATGGATCCATTCTAGAAGGAACTGAATATGGAAGACGCATCAGCAGTGTTGAGCAGTTTCAACCCTCGGCAGAAGCGTATGCTGCGACACCTTACCGAGGGTTCAGAACCGATATTGAACGAGCTGTTGGTGGACTCGAACAGCAATACCGAGCCACTGACACCACAAGAATTGCAAAAGCCATCCGAGACAGAATCCACCGGGCAGTGGTCTCCGATGGAACTGGAACTGGCACAGTCAAGTGGCCTTACGCTTCAGGAAGTGTCAGCAATCCTGGACGAAGCCTGAAGGGACTTGGAAAACTCACCAAGTTCAACCTCTCCTCTGTAGATCAGGCGCGGCTTAATTCTCTTGGAGCCTCCACGCCTGATTTCTATGAACTTCCAAAAACTCCTGATGCAGCAGCTCGGTTTCAGGAATCCATCATAGAATCCAAGAAAGTAAGCACCTTTGGCAGTGCGGTGTATGTCTATTCTCCTGAAGAATATTCAGGAATGAGGCTCTTCCTCTCAAAGGATGGTGGCACCGGGTTTGCGCTCAAGGAGGATGACATTGTCTCAGTGTTCAACAGCAAAAACTCTCCACACAAAGGAACCACACTCTCTGCATTGATGCTTGCCGTCCAGGAGGGAGGTCGAAAGCTAGATGCATTTGACAGTCTCCTTCCACACATCTACTCCAAAGCTGGATTCCGGATTTCCTCGCGAACGGCATGGAATGATGACTATGCTCCTCCGGAGTGGTCCAAGGAAACCTTCAAGAAGTGGAATCAGGGAGAACCTGATGTGGTGTTCATGCACTATGATCCAGAATCCACAGAGGTGTTTGACCAACTCAGTGGACCCTACAATCCAGAGGATCAGGTACGGACAAGCCTGTTGCGAGATGAGTATGATGATGCCGTTGAACTGCAAGCACAGAATGTCCTGGAATCCCAACAGCGCTTCAAGAAGCTGAAACGATTGCCCGGCGAGGAGGCAGAGCGTCTAGGGTTTGAAATCCCAAAGGCACCGTGGAAAGTTGAAGAGCGATCCCTGGTTCCTGCTGCTGCCACTCAGGTTGCAGCAGATCAGATAATCGAAGGACTTCCATTGAGCAGGATCCAGGAGTTGACTCCTGAACAATCCCTCATTGGAGGAGGATCAATGCTTCCTCCTGGACCAACCTTCACATCTCCTGCACTCAATGCAGTCCGGGAGGTTTCCAAGGAGGCACTTCCTGCCAAGCAGTGGCTCCGGCAGCTCCAGGGACGTGGAGTCAAGGAGGATGAAATCGAGTGGACAGGAGTTGGAGACTGGCTCAAATCCCGGAAAGGGAATGTCTCAAAAGCAGATCTGGAGGAGTATCTTGATGCAAATCAGA